AAGAAGAACAACGAATCCTTTTCCTAGCGGAGTCTCCCGATTGCAACCATCCACGCGAACTCCGCGCAATCGCCTTTCAGGTGCGAAAACTGGAGGATCGGATCAAGCAACTCGAATCCGAGAACGATGCACTCCGCGCTGATCTGTTGCTGTGGGAGGAGAAGGAGGCCAAGCCGTGAGCGATACACCAATCAACGACGGAGGACCGGCGTTTCCGGCACCAGCAGGACTGTCGCATATCACCACGGAAGGCATGACCCTACGCGACTACTTCGCGGCGGCGGCTTTGCAGGGAAATCTAGCAGGACAATCAATTGATGTTGGATATTACGAAGGCAAAGATGCATGGGATAAAGCGGCCAAAGATGCATACGCAATGGCCGACGCGATGCTCAAAGCGAGGGAGGCGAAATGAGCGATACACCGAGGACGGATGAACAGGAACATTTTATCGACAGCGATAGAGGCATTGTAGACTCAGGTCTAGCCAGAGAACTCGAACGCGAACTCAACGCGGCCAACGAGCGCATCAAGCTACTCAAGATTACTGGTGACGAGCTGCTTGAGTGGCTGAAGGACGGTACTATTTCCGACTCAAACTATCGGTTGCTGGCAAATGCATGGCAGCGAGCAAAGGAGAACAAGCGATGAACCCTCAATACGAAGCGCACGAACGCTTGTGCAAATCCATCGGAGCAATGGCGAAAGAGAACGAAGATCTTAAGCATCGCGTCACCGAACTCGAAAACAGTCTCCGCGCTCTGTGGGACAAGCTAGAATGGGAGAGGAAGTTCTACGATGAGCGCATCCGAGAACTCGAAATTGAAGCCGTGAGCGATCATATTCCTGACGTCACGAAAATGATCGGTGAGACGCCGAGGACGGATGCTGAAGCATTCCTTCCGCATGATTCAAAGCATCGTGTTTGTGATGCCGACTTCACCCGCCAACTCGAACGCGAACTCAACGCCGCTCAAGAGCGCATCTCAAAGCTATACGACTACGTTGCCGCGCTTGAAACAGGAGGTGACTTGATGGCCCACGAACTGGGCTTTGGATACGACGTTGATCTGTGGAACAAAGCCAGAGGGGAGGCCAAGCCGTGAGTGCGTTGATATTGGAAGACATCGCTGAAACCGGAATTGTAGCGAAACCAAGCGTTGCGGTGGTCAGCGTAAAAACCAGCTACTACCACACCAAGCGCGGGTTCGCCACGACGAAGCGAATCGATTTCCTCAAACGCAAGAGCGACTGGGAGTGCGTCTACTCCATCAAAGAAGATGCATCCTTTTGCGGTGCCGATGCAGTCATTGGTCGAATAATCAACCTGAATGATGTCAAGGACGGAATTTACCGAATGATCTTCATCAACGAACACCGCGACTGGGATTCTGGACACATTGAGGACTGGGACTACAAGTTGGTTCCGCATGAGGAGGCCAAGCCGTGAAAGACAGCCCCGCATTCATCTACGTCCACGCTTTTAACGGACTGGTGCGTGTAGAGAGTCTGGAGACAGCTCGAAACGTGGATGGCAATCCAGAATGGAAGCACGTTGCGACAATCAACCCTCACGTTGTGCTTGAGAGCATTCTACGAGCGAAGGGTAAAGAGCGGAACCTAATCATCAAACATCTGCTAGCATGACCTACTCACAATCCGGGCAAATCCCCCACCACCAATACTGTCTCGTCGATGCTTCGTTCATCTCCAGTCGCACCGGGTTTATCCCATGCGTCTGGTTTGGCCTGGTCTCTATCCCTGGTCGAATGTGGGGTTGCACCATCATGTTGGAATGCGGAGCGGTCTACCGGGCCGTACCGCCGCACGCAATGGCATTCGATCTACAGCCTGACCTCATCTGGAGCAAACAAAACGCTCAGCGATGGGATTGCTACGGAACCGACTTCACCACCATCGAGTATACATTCCTGCGAGGACTCGAATGCAAAGTCAAATGCGATGACTTAATCACCACTGGCGACTACCTCTTCACCGCCGCTCCCATCGGCGATAGCTGGAGCCGTCAGCCTAACCAAGCCAAGGAGTTCATGTTCATCCGAACCGATGGCGAACGCCTCACAATTCAACCTACCGACAAAGTAATCTTCATCGAGAAGTCATTCACTGAAACTGAATGGCCAACCGGACTTATCACCACCACCGAAACCTACAGCTGCGAATGAAACTCATCGACCGAATCAAAAAATTCCTCGGATTCAAATCCAGAGTCGGACGTCCTAGGATTTCTCAATCCAAACAAGACGCCATCAAATCCGCCCCGATCGACGTGACGGATGCCGATTTAGCACGCCTCTTTCGCCTCTCCTATACCACCATTCAAAGATACCGTTACGCCGATGGAAGACCGCGCAGAAAAATTCGCTCAAATCGCCAGGGAACTCCATGAGCGCATCGCCTGTGGTTGCAATCCAAACCCATGCTGGACCTGCCAGCAGGTGAAACGGAAATATGAAGCAATCGCCCGCGAAGACGCCCGCATCAACGCAGCGCCAGATAAACCTCAGCGGTAACCGCGTGGTGATCGTCGAGACCAAGGACGTATCCGACCGAGGTGAGAAGGATATCATCGGCACCTGCGTGTCGAACTCGCAAGATCCAGTGGCGCTCCTGGCGAACCTCAAGAGGATTCCTGGGGTGATATCAGCACAGTATCGGTAAAAGAAAACCCCCAGGACCTCACAATCCCGGGGGTAAAAACAACCAAAAACCACTACAAGCGGTAGTACCTTATTTCTTAGAGGCCACTACAGCAAGTGTTTTTATCACTCGATCGGACAGATCCTTCGTTGGCTTGAAGAATATCTTCGGCCTCGGCGGGATCTCGATCTCGATCTTGGGCTTCAGTGGATTCCGGCCAATCATTGGCTTGGTCCAACGCACCTCGAACTTACCCACGCCGGGCAGTTCAAACTCCCCCTTGAGGATTTCCTGCACGATGATCTCGGTCAGCGAACCGACAACCTTGTCGGCGTGCATGACCAGAAGCCCGCACTCATCGCTCAGGCGCTGCGCTATGTGTCGGCGCTTCATCAGTTAGCCGCCTCGGGGGCCTCGGGCGTCTGCCGGTTCACCAGTTCCTCAATCGCTCGGCGAGCGACTGATCCAGCCATCAGCGCCGGAGTCGGACGCACCTGCGATCCATCGGCTTCGATGGGAGGCACGCAATCCATCGAGAGGGTAAACCCACCCTCGGCGTCTTCGATCACGATCGTGACCTTGCGGTGTACGATATCGCTCACGATACAACCCTCCCCTGTACGCGGACGGTGCGCTCACCGGCCCACGGTGTCGGCTTCTTCGACTCCTGTGCGATCTGTTCGATCAATGCAGGGTTCGTCACCTGCTGAATCTGAGGAGCCTTCACTCGTTGCTGCACCGTGGTGTTACCACCCGGGCTGTTCACGACGATGCCCTGCACGCGCACAGTTCTGCGCTTCTCGTTGATCGCTCCCATCTGGTCAACCCGGCGCTGCCGGTCCTCGGGGGTTAGTGTCTTCGCTTTGCCTCGGCCGCGTTTACCCAGCTGCGAGGCAGCAAGCTGGACCTCGGTGGGTTCGATAGGTGTTTCGTTTTCCATGTTAGTATACCGCGCTACTGGCGCGGATCGGTAACTCCTGTCAGGAGGCACCCATCCGAGCCCGCATTATCTGGACCCGCACCCGCTTCCAATACACCGCCGTCTTCGGCCGCTTCCAGCCGGTCGGGCCGCCGTGCCAGATCCTAGCGCGGTCCTGGTCGGTCACCGGCCGCCCGAGCTTCGCCTTCGCGCAATAGTGCCCGGTGTAAATCTTGAATACCCCCATCGCGGCCCATCGGTTAGTCATCTCGGCCCATCGGTAGTGCGTGCCTGCGATCCGGTTCACGTCCTTCACGACACAGGGACGCACCTGGAGAGCGCCAAGCTCCCCGTGCCGGCCTCGGGCGAGGTCGTTCCCGCCGGATTCCACGGCGATCAGTGCGGCCAGTAGTTGTGATGTCATAAAATCGAGCGCGTTGGCCAGGCGCGCCCCTGGGGTGATACTCGCCTCACCGGGGCTACGAGAGGGCCTGAGTGTTTCTATAGGATAGACCTCCCCCCGTTGCGGGCTCTCCCCGCACACCATGCTCAGGCCCAGCCAGAGCGCCCCGCTGTCACCGAGGCGCTCGCGCTAAGTCAGAGGATCGTAAACCGCTTGGCGGGTCGGTCAATCTTCAATCTGCGCCTTTGCCTTCGCGATGGCGGCGCGCGCTTTCGATCGACAGTCCCACTCCTGCGGCACATCAACAGCATCGAGGCTTTCCAGTGCCATTTCCAACGCGGCCAATAAATCCGGAGCCGCGGCCATCAACGCAGCGTTCGCCAGGGCGTGGTGTATGTGCGGCGCGAACGGCATCACGTTAACCTGAGCCAATACTAACGGCCCCTGGGGGTGGTCCTGGTCGCGGTCGTCGAGGATCCTCAACACATCCCACGTCGAGTTAAACCTGTCCGGCTGGTAATCAACGACCCAGCGTTTACACATAAACCACCTCCACAGTCACCGTCGGCACCTGGGTTACACCGCCGTCAATAAACCGGACATCTAACCACCCGGCTCCCACGGCAACCACCATTCCGGTCATCCCTGAGCGCGTCGTGACGAAATCCCCCAGGGTGGGCGGGCGCTGAGCCTCGGCCGGCCAATCGGCGCGCGCGGACCCGACAGCGGCAAGCTCGGCATGGCCCTCTTCTTCGAGCGCATCCTGGCGCATCCTGGTCATCCCTTCGGCCGTCATCGGGTAGGCTCGGGCTCTGGGCGCTTCCACCTGGCGACCGTCTCGGAGCCAGCAGACCTCGGGCAGACCTCGGCCGTCGTGGTCTGTCCATTCTCCACCGACCAGGAACGCGCGGCCCGCGATCATCTGGCGCCCGTTCAGGACCCAAACGGTCTTCTCGTGCCGCATCATTCCTTCCTCATCAACCCACAGCTCGCCACCGTCGAGGCGGACGCATTCGAGTAGGTCGCATTTTACCCAGGCTTTCGCGCTGTTCCAGGTGTGAGCCTGGGCGGTTATCGTTCGTGTGGCCGGGTCGATTGCCCAGCCTTTGGCTTTGTTGTTCATGTTTTATATTCCGGCTCAACTGGCCAGAGAGGACCCACCCCGCAGGGTGAGTCGTGCTCTGATCAGTGAAACCAGCGCCTGGTGATTCCTCGTCCCAGGTTCGACTTCGCGGCCGCTCGGATTTGGTCGGCGGTGTATCGGCCACCGTCCCGCCAGTAATTCCACAGGACAGACGCCAGCGCCCGACAGACGGCCGCGCGATACTCGGTCGGGAAGTATTGCCCGGCGCAGTAGTCCAGGCGCTTTCCGTCCCAAGTGAGTCGGCCAGATTTCAGGACGTCGACCAGGATGGAGTCAGGCAGGCACGTCGAGAGCTCCACCACACGGAGCAAGGCGCGCGCTTCTCGGCCGTCTCGCAGAATCCGGCGGTAATCACCGAGGAACGCCTCCCGGCTTCCGCCGTAGTTCCGGCCGTCGATTCCGGACCGCTGCGCTGTGAACCGCGCCAGGGCTTCGAGGATCTCGGTTCTCATCGGGAAACCTCCTGGCGAACCACCTCAACGCCGCAGTTAATCCGGTTCGCAGGATCGAGCGCCACCTGGTCGGCCAGGGCGGCCTCGGCTCCGGCTCGGGTCGCGTAGGTCCCGAGGCGCATTCCGTGCCAATAGTTCCGGAGTTCGTAGAGTTTAAATCCCAAGCGCTCCTGGGCGGTTTGGAGGATCTCGGCTGCGATGACCAAGTCCTGAATGTCGATCGGCTGCGTGCCGCTAATCGTCACCGGCTGCGTGCTGGCCTCCTGGGCCTCAACTGCGCGCAGTAGCGTGCGGTGTCGGCTGAGTTCAGCGCCGTTCTGGTCGCTGAGGATAAACCAATTCACAGCGGCCTCCCTTCCATGGCCCGGGCGTGGTCGGTGTGGTGGTGCTCGTCGAGGGCGACAAGCCCGGCAATCGTGCGGCGGCGCTTGATCGCTGAGCCGACGGCGTGGGTGTATCCATGGCCATAAGCGGACCGGAGCGCCTCGGAGCGTGAGCCAAAGGCAGAGCCTCGGGCGTCGAGGTATGGCAGAGACTCAGGGCTCCAATGGAAGCCGTCGGCCTCCTGGAATATTCTGGCGGTGTGAGTGTATTTCATAATTGGATCGACTGATCCGCAGGCGCTCCGTCTGTCACACAGAACGCCGCCGGGTCATTCAACACCTCGGAGGCACGACAGCCCGCAGACCAGGACCGGCGACCAGTGCACCTGGGTTCGGATTCCGTCGGATAACCGGCCGTATTGAAACCGGGCACGCCTGGCGCAGCCCGCGCATTCCACGTCTGTCTTCACGACGCGTCGGACAGTCTCGCACCTGGCGAAAGGATCGCGGTTTACTGTTACGGTCTTCATCGGTCCACCTCGTCGCATCGGACGGCAACCTCTCGGCCGGTGGCGGTCATAATCCACAGGCGGGGCGCTCGGGTAAGCGCCGCGACGATTTCAGAGCCTGACAGGCTGCGGGGTAAGTCAGCGCCCAAGCGATAGACCACGTCCAGGGCGGTGGCTGCTTTGCTGCCGTGGTAGGTCGTGGGTCCGTGTGAGTCTAGGATTACGTATAGGAGTTTCATGTTAGTGGTTGGGGTTGATTTCAAGTAAACCCTGGGCGATGACCAGGGCGAGAAGAGCCAGGGCGAAGAGCGCCTGGCAAACACGTCGGCGGGTGGCGGGTTTCATACTTTGGCCAGTTTGGTTCCCAGGGCCCGAGCGATGACAGCGTGAGCGTTCGCCAGGTCTTCATCGTCTGCCATGGGATGCGTCAAACGCTCAAGCGCTGCGAGCATATCCGGCGCCGAGGCGATCAAGCGGCCGTTGGCTTCGGTCTCGCGGTCGGTGGCGGATTTCATTACCTCGCAGATAAGCCCGCCTGGCGCGCTGACGTAGCCGTCAAAGTCAAATGTCCAGGGGCCGAAGGTTGAGTGATTCATCGTGTTTTTTTTTTGATTTAACTGAGACTGAGTCGCCAAGGTGGCATAAACCGCTTTCCGTGTCAAGCCTGGCGCGCAGTTCTTTAAGAAAACCTCGGCAAACATTGGTTGAAATCACCACGCTGTCAGTCATTGTCTGTCCATGTCAGAGCTCGAATCGGTAGCCCCCAACGCAAGCCCGCAGAGCCTGGCCAGGAGGGATAAGCGGAATCAGGCGATCCTCTCGGCCGCGCGGTTGACTCTTCCCGGCCGGATGGTTCTCAGCGCCAGGCGCGAGCTTGAGGTGGTGCATCAAGAAGCAAGCGCTCCTGGTCTAGATCCTGCCCACCGTGCGTCTCTGGTCGGCGCCTCCGTCAAACTCCGAGACCAGCTGATGGACCTTTTAGCGATGCCGAAGCGGCCGGCCTCCGCACCTGGCGGAAAACGCCAAGCGCTCCTGCTCGATGTCTCCCCTGGCTCCGACCTCCCGGACCAGGACACAGTCTGATAATATGCATTATCGTACCTTGCCATACAAGGTACCAACTCCCCCTGGCGCTCACCTCGGACTGATGGCCACCGGCCACCGGCTGCAGCCGCGCACCTGGCGTGATGACGCAGCGCCGACCGGGTGGGTGCGTGCCCGGCGGTGGTGACAATAAAAGATACCTTAGAGGCTGGCCCGTCCCCACGGGGTGGGTGGGGTGGGAACCACTCCCCGCCACCGATCAACCACGGGTCCCCCTCTCCAATACCTAGGCCATTTTCCGAACCTACATAAACCGCTTTACCAGGGGAGGGGGGGTAGGGGGTCTAGTAGGGGTACAGCCCGACCCTCACCCTGCGTTTTCGACCCCTGTTCATTGGCCTTTCTTAATATTCCGTTCTTTCTAGGGGAGGGTAGAGGGGTATAACTGATATTGATGGTTGAACAATTCTCCAGTGGCGCCGCAGACCGTCTGCCAGCCTCCAGAAGCCGCCGCCCGCCGCCGCCAGGAATTTGGAGCATACCCTCACACCCCCCTACCATTTTCATGTCGAACTCATTCGAAGCCCTGTTTACAGGGGTCAAACGGAGTAGGAGGGTCCAGCAAACCCTCACTGCACCCCTAACACACCCTCACCCTATTCTTCAGTTTTTACACCCACGCCGTGGCATCTGACCCAGCTGGAGGAGAAATTGCCCAGCGGACCTTCCCGTTGGATTTTGTCTTCGAGATGCGCTCAGGATCCTGCTCGTGCAGACGAGCGAGGTAGACGCCGCACGCGGTGTTGAACCGGAAAAGCCGGTCAGCCTCCCGGGCGTACTTAGAATCGCGTAGGGCGGTTTCGAGGTCGGCAGCTGTACCTCGCCAGATGAGGAATTCCTTCTCGAAGATCACGGTGTCGATGAGACCGACGAGCTGATGCTCCGGGGAGAGCTGCATGAGTTCTTCGAGGATGGCCGGGTGCTGGTAGGCTTTCAGGCCGCAGCGGGGTTCGACGAGGTGCTCAGGCACGACGAGGCCGTCGAGGTAGTGGGCGAAGGGCTGGAGTTCGGACTGGAGGATGTCCTTAAGGACGGTGATTTCGTCGCCGGGCCAGGGGAGGGTATGGCGGACGCAGCGGAGGATGATGAGCTTGTCGAGTAGAGACGGGTCGAGCGGGGGGAGGACTTGGAGGTTTTCGGGCTCGTCGTTCAGGGAGATGGACATGGCCCAGATGGGGCGGAGGGTGATGGCTTGGCGGTTCTTGGGGTGGCAGGACTGATTCTGGGCGAAGAGCATGGATTTGATGTTGGAACCCAGAGCGCGGCGGGAGTGGATGTCGCGGCCGGGCGCCTCGTCTTCGATTGCCAGGTGCTCGGATGCGAAGAGGTCGCCGTTGAAATCGGTCGCGCCGGACATATAGCGGTAGGGTTTTGCGATGCGGCCGCCGAGGAGTGGCGTGATGACGGCTGACTGGAGGAAGGACTTACCGCAGGCGGCGGGTCCTACAAGGGCGAGGGCCTGACTGGATCGCCAGGTGCCTGTCAGGACAGCCTGCCGGCGGAGCGCGAGCCAGTAGATGAGGCGCCAGTATTGGTCGTCGTTCTGATCCAGGAGGTTATGGATGTAGGTCAGGATACGGGCGCAGTCGCCAGGGGCGCCCGGGAGTGGGACGACGGAGCGGGTGACGAGGATCGTTCCGTAGAGGCCAGCGCGGTGGCCGGCGAGTGGACCGGCGTATTCGATGAGGGTATCGCGGGTGCGGCGCAGGAGCTGGCGATCGACCTCGGAGGTGCCGGTTTCGTCCTTAACGTGGGACACACCGGATTCGAGGAGGAACGTGCGGGCGCGGTCGCCGTTGATCTGGGCGTAATCGCCCCACGCGTTGCGGGTCCACCACTGGCCGGAGTTCGGATCGTAGTGGAGATCGTCGAGCGGGTTAGCCGCAGCCGGTACGGGTTCAGCCTGAACGGGTCGCGGTGGATCGCCAGCGGCGTCGAGGAGGCCCTGGATGGATACGTCAGACGGGATCGGGTCGGCGAGATCCCAGCCATCGGGGAGCGTATCGGGGAGGTGGACGAGGCGGGAGGCGGGGAGGCGTGCCTTGAGGTAGATCATGGCGTCGCGACCGGGTTTATCGGCGTCGGGCCAGAGGATTACGGGGGTATCGCGGGTCAGGAGTGGGTCGATAGCGGCCCGCTGGATACGTTTGGAGCCGCCCTGCCAGGTGATAACGACGTGGGACGGGAAGAGTTTCGAGGCCGCGATGGCGGTTTTCTCACCCTCGACGATAAGAACCGGGTCGGTTGGGCGCCGTGCGAGGAGGTGGAGGTTGAATAGGGGGACGGATTCGGGACTGGTCCAGCCCTTCCAGCGCCAGTGGCGTGGGTTCAGGGGGTCCGGCGGCTGGTTTTCAGGGGGTAGGAAGCGGAGGGGCCGGACGTCCTTGGAGCCGTCGGGGAGGTCGAATCGGACGACGTAGGCGTAGATAGCGCCGTCGGCGTCGGGATATGGCCAGGCAGCGGAGCCGTATCGGTATGGCTGCGAGGCGTCGTTGCGGTGGCCGTGTTTTAGGGGATCGAAGCGGCGAGGCTCAGGTTGGTAATCGTCGCGGATACCGAGGAATTCGCGGGCCCACTGGGCGGACTGCGCCTTGGAGTAGACGTGGTGCTGGCCGATGAGTTCGAGGAGATCGCCGCCCTGACCAGCGGCGTGGTCGTACCAGAGGCCCTGCTTAGGGCCGGAGAGTTCGACGTAGAGAGAGTCGCCTGCGTCGCCGAAGACGTTGCCGACGATCCACTGGGGGCCGACCTGACGGCCGGCGGGTAGGAGTTGAGAGCAGAGTTCTGCGACTCGGACGGAGAGGGCGTCCGAGAGTTCTGTGAGGGTCATGCTTGTAGTGAGTGAGTGAGGTTAAGGAGTGGTTGTCATAAAGGCTGGCGTGTGATCGCCGACGTAGGCACCGAGTTGGTTGAACTCGTGGAACTCGACGGCTTCCTCGTAGGTCATGCCGTAGGATTCCAGTTGAGCGATGACTTTGTCGTAGTCGTAGATCACGAATGCTTCCGATCCGAATCGGCTGGCGACGCCGAGGATGCAGTCGTCGAAGCCGTCCATCAGCAGGAGGTCAGGGTTTATGTCTGCGATTTGATCACGTGTCATAGGAGATAGTCGCGTACTGCACGGAAATGGTGGGATTAAGTTGCAGTCCAAAAAGAGGGGACACTTTCAGGGTTCGCTGTCGCTGTTCAGGTCGTATTCCGTCGCCTCCAGGAGCGCGATGCGGATCTGGCTCTCGGTCGCCTGCGCGGTGCCGCAGAGCATTCCGAGGCGTTCGTAGAAGCGGTACTTACCTTCCGGTGAGAGGTGTTCGGGTGCTGCCTGACCGTGTAGGGCCTGCGTGATAGCAGCTGCGCGGATTTCTGGTGGTTGATGGCTCATAGGTTATCGGTGTCTGAAACGGATCGCGCCACGATGGCGTGACCGCCGGCTGTGGTGATCTGGTCGAGCCAGTTCTGTTGCTCAGGACGGACCCGGCCGGTTTTGGTTTTTACTTCGATGGAGAGGAATTGGGCGATCGGCTTGCCGACCATGTCGGGTGTCACCGTGAGCGTACGCCAGCCGATGAGGTCACCGGACCCGGGGAATAGGCCCATACGTACGTGACGTGCGTCGCGCAGGAAGACGCCTTCGGGATCGCGTAGAGCCTGGCCGACGTAGCCCTCGCCGACCTGATTACGGAAGACGCGGACGTGCGGTTTAGATCCAGCGGCGCGGAGGATCAGGGCTTGGAGTTCGGATTCGGTCATAGAGATTTGCGTTGACGTGCTTGCCAGCGGAAGAAGGCCCAGCCTAGCTTATATCCCCGCTGCTTGGCGAGTGCTCGGAAGTCGTCGAGCGTTTTGCATTTGCCTTCTTCACGGCGTTCTTCGCGTTTCTTGGAGATATCTTCGATCGACAGGCGCTGAAGCTCACCATCGACCTCTTCGATTTCGCGAGTGGCTATCTCACGCTGTGATCCGCACTGAGGGCAAACGGTTCCTGCAAAAATCGCGAAGCACTTGGAGCACTGCTTGGTTTCGACGAGGGAGGATTTCTTCAATCGCTTCTCACGTCCACTGAGGTCCCAGTCGCGCTCCTGCTCAGCGAGTCCATGACGGAGACAGTTCCCGACGTGGTCGAGGATGATCGCGTTAGCCTTGCCCGGGTACGGCCGCAGAGCCCGTCCCACCTGCTGAAGGTGCATTGATAGCGACTGAGTCGGCCGAAGCAGGATGGCCGCGTTCACGGCAGGCAGATCGAAACCCTCGGAAATGAGTTCGCAGGAGGTAAGGACCAGGATTTTCCCAGCAGTCAGATCCTCAACGCGCTGCTTTCGGACTTCGGGATCTAGGGTTCCGTCGATGCTAGCAGATGGGATTCCGCAAGAGTTGAACGTATCGGCGACGTGCTGAGCGTGAGCGACCGATATACAGAACGCGACGGCCCGCTGTCGGTTACAGAATCTTATGTAATGAGTCACGGCATCGCCTGTGATGCGTGGCGTATCGACGATCTCCTCGGTCTCAGAACGATCGAAATCGCCGGCAATCGTGTGGACCTGAGATAGATCGACCACCTCACGAGGTGCGTAGTACACGGGCTGCGCGAGGAATCCGTTGTCGATAAGCCACTGAACCGACGGACCCATGACCATGCGGTCGAACATGACCCCGAGGCCCTTGCCATCGAGGCGCTCTGGCGTCGCCGTCACGCCGATAAACTTGGCGGTCGGCCACGCCGCAAACATCTGGACGTAGGACTTGGAGACCGAGTGGTGCGCTTCGTCGATGATAACGAGGTCTGGAGCGGGTATAGTATCCAGGCGCCGCGCTAAGGTCTGGATCGAAGCGACCATAGCAGGCTGAGTGGACGCGGATTTACCTGCCTGAATGAAGCCATGCGGAACGCCAACGCGCTTCAGAGTGGCGCTGATTTGATCGAGGATTTCGCGGCGATGTGCCACGATGATCACGCGAGACCCCCGCTTGAGGACCTGGGACGTGATGTAGGAAAAGAGGACCGTCTTGCCGGAGCCGGTCGGGCTCACCGCAAGCGGGCGGCTTGCTCCAGATCCGAACGCCCCTCTGATATCGTTTGCAAGCTGGTTTTGGTAAGGCCGGAGTTCCATAAAATCACGCCACTTTTCGGAAGCGGTTGGGCCAGGTTTCTTTCCTGAATGGAATCAACGTGTCGCTGCCATCCTTCAGCATTTTGATGTAACCGTGCCTTTGATTGATCTCTACGAGTTTGTAAAATGGGCCACCAACACCTCCTTTCAGCCATTGGTAGCGGGCGCCAAGTTCAAGTTCCGACCATTTGGTAAGTCTGTTTTGTTTATCCATCGTGAGCCGTAGGCTGCGTTCTGAGGCTTGACGTGTCAAGCATAAGCTGCACACTGCCGGCATGAAAAACACGGTTCGAGTGAGCTACAGGTTGCCGATCGAAGTGGCGAAGATGCTTGAGGATGAAGCGGTGCGTGCCCGGCGCACGAAGACTGCGGTGCTGATTATTGCAATCGAGGACCACGTTTTGCGGTGTGATGATGAACGGTCGGATTGGGTCGAAAAACCCGTTGACACTAAGAAGAAGCGGTAGAACGATACCTGCACGACGCATAGCTTGGTTTCGTCAACCAGGCGCGAACTGGGCGCGTAATTCCAGTTGGCAAAGAGTGCTGAAGAGCACTCGCCGGTTCCACGGCTCGGGCTCGCCACCGAGGTTGGATTGATGGTCTTAGGACCTGCAATCTGCCTCGTTGTCTCGGAGGGGTAGATCAAGTAAACCCCGGGCAGGAGAGCCAATATGGCCAGTGGAAATGTAATCAGCTGTAAGCAGTTTCAGTCTTTTCTTGTCTCGCAGGAACCTGTGTATGACAAGGAGATCCTCAAGGACATCCGCCCGTTTGACGGGTTGATCGGATACTACAACACCGGATCGTTTGACGCGTATTCCGGCACCACTCACACGTTTGACCGCTTCAACAGCGTGTTCCCGAATGTGACTGGCGCTTGGGAGAATCCTACGGGCGCCGCCTGTACTGGAACGCCTTGCGACACGGAAGAGAACAAGATCGGTTGGGGCTTCACCCGCAACACCTACTCGCTTGAAAAGCAGGCGTGGGGTTCGGATCTGTTGTGCTTCGACCAGATTATGACGAAGACGAAGGCCAAGGAGCACTTCCGTCAGATCATCGACGACGTTCTTCGCCCTGCGACGAACTGGATCACGACCTACTACCTCCAGCGTAAGGCGATGGAGCTGTCTGGTTACGACGCCATCTCGAACACTCAACCTGGCGCTTTCGCTTGTTCGGCTGGTCTGCCGGCAATCGCTTTCTCTTGGGTTGGCACTGGTTACTCGGTGCTGCGTGTCACCGACACAGCTGCCGCTGCGATTACTGCCGCGTCTCTTGGCCTGTTGACTCCGGACATCCTCCGTAGCCGCGTGACCCGTCAATACTTCCTAGGCGCCGTTCAGGCAGGTAAAGACGGTTACGACAGCCTCCAGCTGCACACCGACAAGGAAACCTTCCGTTACCTGTCCAAGGATAATCCGTTGCTGGTTAGCTCCTGGCGTTTCGGTGAGTTCGCTCCCGCTGCCAAGGAGTTCTACAAGTACGGCTTCATGGGATTCGTCGGCGACTTCATGGTGAAGGTGCTGCAATTCCCGTTGCGATTCGTTTCGACTGCCACCGCTGGTAATTACCGACTGGTTCTTCCCTACCGGAACGTCGTAGCTACCCAGGGTATCCGGTCCGAGTTCAACCCTGACTACAACAACGCCCAGTACCAGATCAGCTACATCAACAACCCGCGTGCGTTGCGCGTGTTGCCGTTCCGCCCCGAGGCCGTCAACCCGAATATGCCGTTCCTGGTTCGGGATTACGGTGGTCGCTGGAAGTTCGCGACCAACGACTTGGGCGCCGATTGCGCTGGCAAGCCGATCGACAACAGCCGTGGAAACAAGGGTAAGTTCATCGCCGACTTCCAGTTGGCCGTGAAGCCTGAGCATCCGGAATGGCTTGAGGCGATCTTCCACAAGGTCCAAGGTGCGTGCCCTGTGATTGTTACTGGTTGCGCTGCGGATCCTGGCGATTCCGAACAGAACTACAACTCTGCGGACCCTGTCTGCCCGCGAGTGATTCAGTTCACGGCGGTTGCCGACGACGCGACAAACTACGTCATCGGCACCACGGGCATCATGTGCGACGACAACATCGTCACCAATGCGGGCATCAGCGTGGCAACCGTTGCGCTGCTGGTTGCCGCGTTGCAAGCACGTTGGGATACCGAGTTTGGTGCTGGTGCTGCAACTTGGAGCGTTGTCTCCGGCAACCTGATTCAGGTCAGTGGCACTATCTGCAATAGCGTCACGTTGGAGTTCTCGATTTAATCGGGTCGATAACAACGGGGCTCTCCTTCGGGGGAGCCCCCTTTTGAGGTGCTGGTAGCCGCCCGGAGCGTCCGGGATGCTAGCAGCCTCTCACCAAGACCTCTCACCAAGATTTCAAAGAAAAGGATTTTACGATGTACGGACAAATGATGGGTAAACGAAAGATGGACGGCATGGGCCGTATGGAACCCGAAGTCGAGACCGTCGAGTTTACTCCGCCCAAGGAGCTGAGACTCGAAGGCGACTCCGGAACCGCAATGGTTGACTGGCGCACCACGGCGCGTGGCACCATCGAAATCATCGGGTTTGACGGCATCACACTTGGTGAGTCCGGCCGGCAGGACGTAGAAGAGATGGAAGGCGCCGAGATGGAGATGGATGAGATGGAGGAGGAAGCCTAATATGCCAGTCTTAACCCCCCAAGAACTCGCCGATACGGGCGGTTGTTTCGACTGCATGATGCCGGTCTTGCAGCAGACGATGCTGCTGTCGCTGCTCCAGCAGATTCAGGTTGCTTCAACTGACGCTGCCCGCATCACAACGAGCCCAGGTGGACTCCTGACTGCGACTGCAACGGCCGCTGCCAATCCTGGTCGCCGTCGGTTTGTAATCCAGAATCAGAAGGCTGAGCATCTCCACCTAAAATTTGGAACTGGATGCACAACGACTGATTACCACTACGTTCTTCTGAGCGCCGCAACTGCTGGCGCCCACGCATCATCCCTGACTTTTGAAGGCTACACTGGCGCGATCAGCGTCGCTCCCGTCGCCGGAAGCCCGTCCTACACCTTTGCTGAATTTGTCTGACCTATGGCCACTCCTTCGATCCAAACCCTTATTACGCAGGCTCAACAGGTTCTAAACCTGAAGTCTACCAATGAGATCCGCGCCACGCTTGCCGCCGTACTTGCTAACGCAAACGTCGGCACGCCGCTCAATCCGAACCTGACCACGCAACAGCTGTGGGACGAGTTCTACGAGATTGTTCGCCAGCCAAGCGACGACATCATGTCGATCGTCGTCGATCAGATGATGCGGATGGTGTTCTCCCCGCCGGCTCCCGGTGGCGCTGGTGCGGATAAGCAGGTGATTTTTAATGATGGTGGGGTGTTGGCGGGGGATGCGGGGTTGACGTACAATAAGGCTACGGATGCTCTCACCATCACCGGCGATCTGACGGTGGATACGAGTACGCTGAAGGTTGATTCGACGAACAATCGGGTGGGTATTGGTCTTGCCTCTGGAATGACCGCTCCGCTTGAGGTGCAATCCAATACTAGCGGAACTGGAATCAATATTCGTGGCCGTGCGGATAATGCCAATGCGTTGAGATTTTTCGCAAATGATGGAACAACTCAACAAGCCTACATTGGTGGAGATGACTCTAATATTGATATTGTTTCCGCATCTACTAGACCTATCCGATTTATTGTAAACGGAGCTGTTGTTGCCTCCGTATTAAACGGTGGTAATGTGTCTATTGCCAACGGTAACTTGGTAATGTCAACGTCCGGCAAAGGCATCGACTTCTCCGCTGTTACCGGCGGAACCGGAACAGCTACTGCGAACGTACTGAACGATTACGAGGAGGGGACGTTTACGCCGAGTATTACTTTTGGAGGTGCCAGCGTTGGAATGACAGGCACATTCAGCGGAAGATACACAAAAGTTGGAAGGGCTGTAACAGTAAATGGAATCATTACTTTAACGGCCAAAGGTTCCTCAACAGGAAACGCTAAACTTACCGGACTTCCATTTACTAGTGCCAATGCAGCGGGAGAATATACATCAGTATCCCTTAGACTTGATCGCATATCATTTTTGAATGTACCTTGTGGATATGTGGGTCAAAACGTAAGTGTCATTGAATTGGAAAATATCACAACCGCTGGTACTGTAACCAATTTGACTGATGCAAATTTCATTAACACTAGTGTGTTGATTTTTAACTGCACCTACTCTGTCTAACCATATGCTAACAGAACGCACCATTTTCTCGCTTTGCGAAGTTCTTCCCAACACGACGCTTCAAGTTCGACTAGCGGACCAGATCGTCGATGGCGAAGCCGTGAAGGCTTCCACATTCCGCCGCTATTGCCTCGCTCCCGGCTCAGACCTTACGGGTCAGCCCGAGCAGGTTGTAGCGATAGCAAACGCCGTCTGGACTCCTGCCGCTGTCGCAGCCTACGCCGCAAGCCAAACCCCTAGCCCCACCATCCAATGATCGTACCAGTTGATATCGTCTCAGTGCAGGTCAACCAGAACAACTCGTTGTTCGTTACGACCGGAATCGATTATGACAGCGATGGCGCGGTTGTCGGTTCTGAGATTACCTCGCAGTACACACTCAACCCCGGTGACTCACTGGAAGGCCAGCCGACCGAGGTGGTCTCGATTGCCAATGCGTTGTGGACTCCTGCGGTTGTCGCGGCCTACAAGCTAGCGAATCATGAGCCGGTGATTGAATCCGTTCAACCTAACGAGTAATGCAAACCGACACCAACAGTAACAGTGGAGTTGGAATCTCTCTTGCTACCGCTGCCGCTGCTGGTGCGGTTTCATTTCTTCCGCAACTGACACAGTGGTTTCAGCTTGGTGCTGCTGTGTTGGCTTTTATAGCTGCTGCAATCGGACTCTACAAAGCCATTAAAAAATGAACTGGAAAACTACTCTCGCAGGAATTGGCGCAATTCTCATTGCTGCTGGCGGTGCTTTACGGGCTGCCTTTGATAACGACCCCAGCACCAACATCGACATCGCTTCGACCATCGCAGCGGTGACTGCCGGAATCGGTCTTATAATGGCCAAGGACGCCGAGAAGACTCCTGTCGTTCCTCCGGTTTGAACTGGATCTATCAACTTGTGAAGGCTCTCCTGGATTTCCTCCGGGAGACGCCTGCACCAAAAGTAGAAGATGGAAATGCGCCAAAGCCTCTCAAGAACGATTTGGCTGCTCGTGTTGCCAATCTGCCTGGGCTGCCAGCAGACGAAAGTGATCCTCGTTCCTAGCGGTGATCCCGTGATGCTAGCAGAGCCGGTGAAAGCCCGCGTCTACGCGTTCGATAAGGACGGCAAGCTCTCCGGTCCGAGTCGGGTTACACTTCCAGCTGGGTGGTACGTACTGCCGAAAGCCAAATGATTACCTACCGAGGCCAGAAATTTGCCGGGTACAACAAGCCGAAGTCTACGCCAGGCGCCTCAAAGAAGTCTGCTGTGTTGGCTAAGGAGGGCGGGCAAGTGAAGCTCGTGCGTTTCGGTGATCCGAACATGAGCATTAAGAAGCACATTCCGAAGAACCGTAAAAGTTTTCGTGCCCGGCATGGTTGTGACACACCGGGCACGAAGTTATCTGCGAAGTTTTGGAGCTGCTTAAGGTGGTAGCTCAGTACGCCGACGGCAACTCGTCGATCGCGTCTTCAGCACTCTTAGGAGCCATGCGCGTCGCAGTCGAAGTCCCCTCACCCTGACCGGGTTCAGAGGATCGGACCTTTCCAACCTTCTTCTCCAACTCCGCCACCTTCTGCTGGAGACGGATTACTCGTAGGCGCTCACGGCCGTAGGCCCGAGCACGTAGGGCAACCTGGGCCTGGGCCTTCGTAATGAGGTCAACCTTGTCCTCGTAGCCCATGTCAGCATCGACGCCCTCGCCTTTCAGCGCGATTCGGATCAGCCGATCGCTCTCGTCCAGGAGCTTGTTGCCATCATCGTCACCGTCTTCCCTGCCGAACAGCTGCGGGTGACTCTTTTCGTAATCCGAGAACTGCGATTCAAACAGCTCACGTGAGCGAGACTGACGCCCCTCTACCTGCTTCGATCGCTCAACCTCACGCTGCGCTCCCTTCTCCTTCCATTCAGCGATAGACTTGTCGCGAGCCTGAGTGAGTTCGAGTAACCGACGGCGGTGGGCCATGATCTCGGGCGCAGCTGGCCCAAACGTCTCCTGAGCAATAATCGCGGCCTTGGCGACCGGCACATTTAGGATCGCCATGATATCATGGTGACTAGCGTCGCGCTCAGTGCCATCGGCATCAGTGACGCGGATTCCGTCAATATCGCCTAGGGCGGTCTGCCAGGCTTCGCGCAGAGGGGTCTCGTACTTCTGCTTGTACTCACCGGAACGCGTGTAGTTCAGATACCGCACCTCGGTGTCCAGCTCCTCGGCGTTCTTCCGGATGGAATCCATCTCGGCCTTCAGCGACTTGGTAGCCTCTTCGACTTCCTTCCGAGTGCCTTCAGACCTAGCACGCTCAAGCTCAGAGACCTTGGCCGCGAAATCATCGCGCTCTTTCTTGGTCAAGTCGTACTGCTCGCGGAACTGCTTGATGGACGTGGGCTCAGGCTTGGCGGGCTCAGCCTTAGCGGTCGGTGCCGGTTCATCCTTCTTTGGGGTGAACTTATCGAGGTTGAAGAAATCCTCGTTCTTAGGCTTAGCAAGGTCAGCGGGGGCAGCCGCCTGAACCTCTGGAGCGGATACCGCAGGCGCAGGTGCTACCTCTTGAGGAGTCTGCTGGGACGGTGATCCCATCGGGTTGTCCAGCCCGCTGCCTTCGATGGCGTCGATTCCCGCAAAGGCGTCAGTGTAATCCGCCCCGCGATCAGTTGGGGCATCAGGTGATAATAGGATTCTCATTCGAGGTTTTGAGTGGTGGTCGGTTTTTCTTTCCGCATCTCTGCAAGCCCGTTGAGTTCATCAATCAATGCCTTTGCGCCCTGTCTGCGACAGTTTGCATTCCATCCATGTTGAGGATTCTCTGAGGCTGGCAGGTTCCAGCAGAAATTATTGAACGCAACGAGTAGGGCAGCTTGTAAGTCCTGATTATCCAGGAGGCGCTTAAGCTCGTTGAGGCGCTGTTGGTTTTTTTGAAACTCTTGTTTTGGGGTCATTGGTTAAGAATATTGGCCTGAGTCTTGAGATCCATGGCAGCAATGTCTGCGCGAGTCAGAGCGCCTTTACGCTGAGCCTCAGCGATCGTGCTAGCATTCTTGCGCTGCTGATCTTGATCGAACGCGACCTGCTTCTGAATCCGTTTCTGTTCGGAGTTTGCCGCAGCGATCTGCGACTTGGACTGCGCGGTGATGAGCATCGCCTGGATCTTCGCAGCGGTCTCGGGGTCCATTCCGTTGCCAGCTGCGCCGGCTTCGGCCTGAGCTTGAGCCTGCTCTTGAAGGCGCTGCACGTAGCCTTTGATGTAGTTTGAAGCCTGACTGATGCCGTCGTTGTAGAGCTTGATGTTCTGCTCCTGGCCCGGGTCCTGAGAGATCAACTGAATCTGCTCCTGGATATGCTGGATTACGTTGGCCAATCCCAGCACGCGATCCATCGTGGTCATGCCGCCACCTTCCTTTTCAATACGACCAATGGCGCCACCAAGCATCTGAAGCAGCGTCTGGATGTACTCGGGGCGATTGAGTGCGCTTGCGATAACGACAGGTTGACCGTCGATAAGCGTGCCCCACGCCAGAGTAGCGCGTTCGACAGCCGGGGAGACCGGCTTGTTGTCGATCGGAGCCAAGCGATTCGCCAGGAGGGGATCATCAGTGTTGGCCTCGACATACATGTGCACGACCTCGGCCTGAGAATCCGGAGCTAGCAGCGGTCGGATAGCCATTAGGCGGTCAGCCTGAGCGATCTCCAGCATCTTGTTGCCGGAACCCATGACGCGCTCGGGCATGATGTCCCATGCGTCGAGGTTGTTCCAGACGGAGGGATCAACACCGTCAGCCTCGCACTTGCGGCGGAACTGTTTGCAGTCGGGGTGGTCGATCGTGCAGAACCGGCGAGCGATCTCGCGGTACTGGAAATTCTGCTGCGTGTAGGCGCGTGTAAGCATTGAGCCCATCAACGCGTTGGCGTTGTTCACGCGAGCCATAACCTCGGTAGCGGTCAGCTCCTTCGATGATCCGTCATTAACGTCCTGCGTGTAGGCAGCACTCGACTCAGACATGATCTGTCGGTGCATCGCCATAGCGCCAGACAGCATCGGGTAATCGACAACGTGACGCTCAGACTGCGGAACCCAGGAGAGACCCTCGGGAATTACGCCCATGTTCACCAGGTCGATCTTCTCCATCCGTTCCATGTCACCATCAGCGACATTGCGGAAGAGCCAAAGCATCTGCTCAAAGACCGAGTCGGTGAACTTACAGCGCAGGCGATTCTGGAGGTGGCACACCGCATAAAGCAGGTAGCCCAGTGATCGCACTGAGTGCCATCGGAACGGAGGCACAACAGCGCCGTCAGCAAACTGAATGTGCATCAACTCGAAGATATCCCGGCCGTAGCAGCGGTCGCCGGCATCGAAGAGCCACTGACCAGCGGTCTGCATATTACCGATCCCGCTGTTGTACTGGTCAACGATGATGCGGCGGCGCCAGGAAGGATCGTCGCTGGTCGTGTCTAGGAAGTAGAAATCGTAGCACCGCAGCACTGGAGTCGCATCGGAACCCCAGTAACCAGAGTTCTCCTTGAAGTCTTCCTCAATCTTTTCAGGGAAGTATTGGCCGGACCAGTCGTTCACCTGGAGACTCGTAGCCTCGCGCTGAATCATCGCAGCCAGCAGCTCGTTCACCAGCTTCAGGTTCCAACCGGGATCGACGTTCTCACCGCGAGTCATGCGGATTAGGTCCGCAGCTGTGAAGGAGGTGTAGATCGCGAAGTGCGACATATTCTCCATCGTGGTCAGCGTGTTCGTGGGAACCAGAATGTCTTCAGTTCCACGGGCCGAAGGGCACCATTCACGATCACGCAGCCACGTCACCGGCCCAATGCCGTGAAGAACCGTCGCAGCAAACTGAGATTCCAGGACCGTGGAATACTTCGGAGACCGCTTCATCACGCGGTTCAACTGCTTCGTGATGATGTTGCCCCACTCAGTGCGCTTATCCCGAGGGCCGGTATCGAGGCCCACAGAAAAGTAATTCTGAGGCTTCAGGAACGCGTTCGTAAACTGCTGGCGTGCCGCATGAATGATGCGCGTACCTTCCAGAAAGTTGACGTTTGTCTGGATCTTATTGTCGCGAGCCTCCTCTTCGCTGTATGGAGGATTACCGTTAAAGGTAGCGTTAATGCGAGCGCGATTGCGAGAACGAGGCTGTTCAGCCTCTAGCATCGCACTAACAACATTCCAGACTCTACTTGGTTCTTTGAAACTCATATTGATCTCAGATTGCTTTCCGTTCCTGCGAAATCCAGCATTTATCAGGCATTTCACGATCGCCTAGGTAACTCAATGGCACCCAGACCTTGAGCTTCAGGTAGCAGCCGCAGACTTCGCAGGTGCCAGCATTAGACTCACCTTGAAGAATCATAGCCATGTCGTGGCGCAGCTGCTCCTGCTCAATGATAACCTCAGCGACAGTCTTCTCGATCGCGTCTGGCTTCGTTGGTTTGTTGTGTAGGCAGTGCAGACACGTATCAAGACGATGCTGCGCTACTGAGCGATCAACGGGAATACCGCCATCGCCCAGCCATTCCGCAAGAATCCTTACCCCTTGCGCCGTATTTTTAACCCTTTCCACCGCACGAGCGACAGCCTGATACCCTTGGTTGAGCATTGGTTTGAGTGGATTGAGTTGTTGTTTGCTGGGGAAAACGAGCTTTTGTGTAGGCTTCCAGATCACTCACCGCTTGTTCAAATGACGATGGAAGGTGGTTGGCAATCCTGTGCTGCTGGATCAATCGCGCCATCGAATGAAAATCGTAATTCATCGGGTTTGGCGCGGTCCACTTGGTTGCGGGTTCGTAGAACTGCCATCCACCGTTTGGAAACGTGTTGTAATTCATGCTGCCTGATTTTTAAAACGGCAGATCATCGGCGTCGAGATCAGGCTTCGGGGCGGTGGGCGCGGTACTCTGACGCGGCGCGGGCGCGGCACCTTCATCGCGTCCCTTAAGGAACTGGAAGGTTTCGATCATAATCCGCGTGGTAGACCGCTTGTCTCCGGTCTTCTTGTCGTCCCACTCTTCCCGGGTTAGACGCCCTTCAATCATCAGCGGGTGACCCTTCTTGACGTATTGAGCGATCGTCTCGGCCTGCTTACCGAACGCTTTGCACTCAGCGAAGTACACATCTTCCTTTTCCTCACCGGCCTCGTTCTTCCAGCGGCGATTGACGGCCAAGCTCAGGTTGCAAACAGCAGTCCCTTTCGGAAGGTACTTGAGTTCTACGTCTCGGGTGAGGTTTCCGATCAGGATGACTTTGTTGAATGATGCCATAAGGTTAGGAATAGGTTAGCGAATGTTCAGTATCCATCGTGCGACGCTTATCTGACAGACGTGTCAGCCACTTTGGTGTCTGTCGCTTGACAATACCAACCCCCTGCCCGCCTGCAATCTCAAATCCCGTTCTGCGAGCCATTTCAAGTGCGACCACGAAAGAGTCCCATAAATCAGGGGATCGACCCATGCGTTCCTTAGTTTTGTGCTTGGGCTCCACGTCGATCAAACCAGTGCGGGAGATTCCCCATTCGCGCATCGACCCTTCCTCGGCGACTTCCCGGGGAAGTTTCCTCAGCTGCTTGGATTCGATCAGCAGGCGCGACGAATACCAAAGGGCCGTGACCATCTTGCCGTAGGCTTCACGCTCAGTCTTCGGATCACCTTTCCGAACAGGGCGATCCGTCGGCCGGCCACCAAACTCGATCGGCACCACCTCGGGCGACCACAGGCGGGCGAACGCAGACATCAGCGTGCCGCGTCCGGTGGAATCGAATCCCACTTGATTAGGTGGGATGTTGCGTTGCTTACAGTACAGAAGCACGTACTCGGCAATCTGCTCCTCCGCTTGCTGCGCTTTGACGGCCGTCACAGGGATTACGATCGGGGCCTCAGCAAATGCTAGCACGATGCGCCCAGTGCTGTCCGGGCCGTACTGAAGGTCGATCATAACGCATCGGTCACCACCGATGCCTGAGTACGCCGCGTCGATCCCGATGATTCGTGTGATCTTGTCGGCGCCCTGCCAAACAATTTCATCGAACGCCTGGTTCTGCTCGCACAGCGACATCGTGACCACGCGCCGTGTACCGCCGTCTCGGGGCAGCAGCCCGAGGTTCATCATCGAGAACTGCAACGAGTCTCGGCCGTAGTAATCCAAGTCCGCCTGAATCTGCTCTGGCGTGATGATGCCTCGGTACGGATTGGTGCCTTTTGGGAACTTCGCGTTCGGCGTGTCGTACCCACATAGCTGGACAGCAACCCCTCCTGGCGCCCGCGTTTTCCAGGTGCGTGTCTGCTCAAGGTATTCAATGCCTTCCCAGCCGCCCATCGTAGAGTGCGGCTCACAGACAACCCCAAGCGCGTCGTTGCGATCCTTGGGATTCCCCATCGCGATCAGCTTGAACTCAGGATTCTTGCGAAGGTTCGCGACTGAATCGAGGAATCCCCGGCTCATTAGAGACGCCTCGTCTGCAATCAACATCACTCGGTCATTCTTGAGCCCGACGTAGTTTGAGAGACCAACGAACGTGCCGCCGACCTTGCACGCTACGCCGATGATTCCGTCGCGGAAGTCCTGTGCCTCGGCGTCTTGGTCAGAACTGGTCAGAATAAACCGGCTCTCGATAACGCGCCCAGGAAGCCATTCCCGGCGGGCCTTAGCCTTGTTGTGCAACTCCTTGATAGAGCCCCAGATTCGCAGCTGGAGACCCTCACGCGTCGTTGACGACATGATGATCGAGGTGCCGGTGGGGTAGATGTAGAACGTGCAGAGCCCGAATGCTGCGGAGGTGTAGGTCTTGCCAGATGATCCTGGGCCCATGATTCCAACCTCTTGATTTTCCGCGAAAGTCTTAATCAGCAGGTCAGACCAGATGTGCCAATCGAAGTGAGGCCAAAGCGCGGTCATGGCCGCTTTAAAGTGATGATATTTCCCGCATCCGTACTTGACGCCGCCGGACATTATGTAACCGCCGCGACGAACCATTTCGGCTTCGATGAGAAAGCGGTCTTTTGTACGCCACGGTATAGACAGGTAATCTGCGCTTTCATTCATCTTGCGGGAATGCTGCTGCGGCCTTTCAATACGTTCAAGCGTCATGGTCGCAGAAAAAAATCGCATAGTAGATGGCCTCCTCACCGCTGAAGGTGGGGTGGATAGCGGTTTTTCGCCCTCACTCATTCAACCGAACCAGCTAGCATGGGCGGTGAACACGACGGTGCGCGGAGGATTTCCGAAAGCGCGGCCTGGGATTTGGACCAAACTGCTGAAGTTTGCCGATCCAACCGTGCTCTACAACGGCGGTTACTACAACGCAGCGGTGCAATCGGCGTTTAAAGAGGGGTTTTTTCAAGGGTGCGGATCTTACACCAACGACAACGGAGACCCCTACATTTACGCTTCAATCGGAGGCAAAGTCTTCCAGATCGACATAGGAAATAATTTCCTAGTTACAGATCAAACTCCGCAAACAAGCACATTTTCCGTAAGCACACGCGGCCGCGTGTCAAATATTGCGACTTATGTATGCGGAGCGCCGCATGGGCTATTTCCAGGAATGGTGGTGCGACTTCCGGAACCTGTTGCAGCGAGTTTTTCCGCAGGATTTTTCGGAGACTTCATTGTCCAGACGATTCCCAGCCCAACAACTTTCACGACCTACAGCCCAGGAGTTGATGCCGGACCTCTTCTGGGGCCGAATTTCACCGGATATTTGCTAGCGGCAAATAATCCGAATGCGGATCACGTTTACTTTCAGCAGGCAGAGAACTGGTTAATCATTCAAGACGAGCAGAATGCGCCATATCTCTACGACGGAACTTCGTTTAGACGAGCTGCAAGCAATGAGGTTCCCGTTGGAGGCCCGATGGCTTACGGAAAAGGCCGGCTCTGGGTTGCCAATGGATCGGAATACTACGGCGGAGACCTAGTCTACGGCGATCCTGCTTTTGGTCGAGACAGCGTGATTCGATTTACGGAAAACACGTTCATCAATGAAGGCGGCGCCTTTGCGGTCTCAAACGGTCCGATTACAGGGCTGGCATTCGCGGCCAACCTGGACACGTCCCTTGGCGACGGCGACCTGCTGGTGTTCACCCCGACCGCCACTTACGCGTTCAACGCGCCTGTGGACCGGGATGTTTGGAAGGATCTCAGTTATCCTATCCAGCGATTTGCACTCCTGAACTTCGGATCGTTCAACCACGAATCCATCGTGCCGGTAAACGGTGATCTTTTCTTCCGTGCTCAGGACGGTATTCGCTCGTTGATCTACGCCAGGCGCGACTTTACTGAGCTTGGAAATACTCCGATCAGCCGACAAGTGACCCGTGCGCTGGCTTACGACACGGATTTTTACCTGACGGCTGCTAGCTCCGTCAACTTCGACAATCGGATGCTGATGACCATTCAGCCTCAGAAGGTCAACAACCGAGGCATCGTACACCGAGGAGTCGTGGTGCTGGACTTTGATCTGGTCTCGGGCATAGGCCGAAAACTCCCGCCGGCATGGGAGGGAGTCTGGACTGGAGTCGATGTGTTCCAGATGCTGACGATCCGAATCCAGAAGCAAGAACGCTGCTTCATGTTTGGACTGAATCAAGGGGACATCGGCCTCTTTGAGGTCACGAAGAACGGCCAGTTTGACTTCGATGGGTTTGATGATGTGCCGATCGACTGGACCATTGAGACCCGCTCGCTGACATTTGGTGAACCCGCAAACAAGAAGCGCCTAGTCAGCGCCGAGCAGTGGTATGATCAGGTGATGGGCAATATCGAAGCCAAGGTCTACTTCAAGGCTAACGAGGGCGAGTGCTGGCAACCATGGGCCGAGATCAAGGATTGCGCCAAGTACCGCAACTGCGAGCCAGGTGAGATTTCCTGCCCCCCTGCGGTGATTAACTGCCAAGAGGTTAAATACTACCAGCCGCCAGCCAGATCGCGCATTGCCCTCCCGCAGCCTCCGGACAAGTGTGACGTGCAAACCGGAGGGTTCACTCGCGATGGTTATGAGTTCCAGCTGCGCTACGTGAACACCGGACGCTTCCGACTTAAACGTGTGGCGATGGTTGCTCAACGCCTTCAAGAGGATATTTACGGCGACCTCAGCCGCGTCGCCTGCCCGCTACTTTCCGAATAGTATGCCTTCCTCAAACCCAGTCGATTACGGTGCTGACCCCTGTGGACTGCGTAACAGCGCGTGGGCGATCAATGAATGCTTATTCGCTGCGCTGCGCTGCGATTTTCCAGTGGGGACATTCCTACTTGGATCGAGTCCTGGGGCGAAGATTATAGACCGTGTCCGCACCGCAGGCGTTGCGACGTTCAACACGTCCACCCCGCACGGACTGGTTGTCGGAGAGAAGATCACTTTGTACGGGTTTACGGACAGCACCTTCAACGGCACCGGGCCGTTACAGTTTGGATTCGCTGTTCTTAGCATACCTACTCCGACGCGATTTACAGCAGCGGTTCCTGGGGCTGATGCAACCCTGGTCACCGAAGACGGCTGGATCAACCTGATCGGCGGCGGTTACACCTCGTCACTTGTGATGGGATACCCACCGTTGACGGGCGTCATCAATAACATCGCATTCACCGGCCAGGGCATCGGTAAGACCACCCTGAAGTTTGCCG